TGGTGGCGTGCTGAGGTTAATAGGATCTTGTGTTGGTACACCAAAAGTAACATTCTCAAACCACGCTTGGATTGAAAGACTCACTGTAGAAGCAGTGGATGCTGAATTAAGAGGTGATAAAACTGTAATTTTAAGAGATCCAAGACCAAGTTCACCCAACGTGTTCCATTCGGACATGGGGGCAAAATATGGTACTCGGAACTCCATTGGAGTTGGCACAGTAGGGTCGAACTCGATACCATCTAGAGATGTGGCCTGAATAACACTCGCTTGTGATTTGCGAGCTCCTCGATAATCTGAGGCAGATTCGAACGATAGCCAAAGGCGCCCGGCTTGAAAAGCCATAGCCGACGCTGTCACTCTCATCACGACATCTCCAGAGAAGAATTGAAATCTTCCCATTTTCTGTGTTTTGATTAAAGAAACACCCATCATGGTCCGCGGAACATTCAGGGTAGTAATCAAACCACCCAAAGGGTAGGATGCTAACCACTCGACGTTCCCGATGAACACAGGTCGCGCAGCGACGCTCTTAATATCCGTGTCCACCCTATCCTTCTGTCGCAACGCGGTAAGCGTGGACATGTGATTGGGCATAACACGTGAATCTCGCAGTGTATCCTGATTGTCGATGTAAGACGATAACTGCTGTGTTCGTTCGACGGCCGAGTTGGGTTCGGTAGTTGAATTGGGTCCTGGAGAGGACCCTGCTGACGACGTGACTGTAGAGTCCGCCTCAGTAGATGAAAAATCGTTTGTTTTGGTTGATAAGTTGTTTGTTTTGAAGGTGATGCTCATTGCGCACTTAGTAGCATCATAACTAAATGCGTTCTATTCAATTGGGTTGTTAAGATTTCTAATAGCAGTATGTATTTATAGGAATAGGTAAAATATAGATAATAAGATCTTTTTAGAAAAATTGTTTGTGGTCTTCAAGGACCTCAGCGGTAGTTGGCAAATGCACAAAGCTACCTATTTGGGCGAGAGCTGTTCCGAGTTGTTCGCGAATTTCACCGGTGGGTTGGGTGATCGCGAGCTCAGCAGCAGCAATTTTGCAGTTTTCAATCGTCGCGGCGAGATTGTCTCGACTCTTTTTCGTCCACTGAGTCATGTCTTTGCACGTCTCGATGTCTAAAGGTCCTCGGTAAAATCCGCCCATCCGTTTGAATCCACGTTTCAAAAACGTGCATTCCTCGATTGGTCGCTCCTCAACGAAGCCTCCTTCTTTCAACGCCGGTGTGATATTCATGTTGATGTTATTCAACTGAAGTCCGATGTTTTGAATTGTAAAATTCTTGATTCGCGGGTGGACGCTAAAGATAACGTCATCGCCGTTCGTCACGATCCTCACGTTCTTGTGAAATTCGGTGGCTCCACGGAGTTGTGGATTGATTTTGTCCCAAGCGTACTGAAATGCTTGGATGTTTGTTCCAGAGTTGATCTGGGTTGTTCCATAGGTACCACTCGGGTTCTTTCCGGCCACTCGCGACAACTCTCCTCTGCACATGTGAATGGCAAACGTAACTTGACGTCCACCACACATGCGAATCTGATCGTCTTCCTTCGATCCTCCATACATCCTATACCACTTTCTGGCAGCAATAAAATTGTTGTCGATAAAAGCGGGAGGTTGAGTGGTGTCAAAACGTTCGTAGTCTCCGTCGTTAGCGTTCGGGCTAACCTCTCGCAATTTCATGACAATACGATGCCACTCAACTGAGTAGGGGTTGACTCCAATCGCGGTCGTGTTGTGAATGCGTTGGTTCTGTTGATGAGTGAAGAAAGATCCAAAGTACATCTTGAGGAAAATAACAAGATGCATTGGACTCGCAGCGAAAACCCGAGTTTTGATGTTCTCAGGGTCTTTGGGATTGCAGCGAGACAATTTCCTTCGCTCATCTTTCAGAGTGTCCTTGAAGATAGATGGTGAAATCTTACCTTCTTTCGCTTCTTCAATGAGTTTGTTGACGGCGTTGCGAAGATCTTGATGGATAAAGTTAGGCAATTGAATCCAGTGGCGTTTTCCAGATTCGGGATGCTTTTCAGCACACCACGGATACCCTGGAGAAGTGTCTGTCTTGAGTGGTTCAATAATACCGGGAATGCCAAAGACAGCTTCTTCGATAGTCAACGTTCGTGTGATTGTTGGAACTCCTGTGAAGAAAGCAGCCTCGAGCGTGTCTCGGCATGATTGTTGGTCCTCTTCCGAAATGTAGCCTGGTTCGCTCCCAAAAGCTTGGGCACCCTTAACTAAGGGATCAACTCCTGCCGTTGGGCGGAGGATTGCTGGCACCTTGGTGAGCGGAAACAATCCCGCAATTTCGGATTGGCGAATGGAAGTCGCCGTGGGTTCGAATGGTGGTGAGGCCACACATCCGAGGTGTTCAAATGCACCCTGCATTTGGGGTCGCTCCATAGCCTCGGCGACAGGTGGAATGAATTCAAGTTTCGATTCAGGGCGAGCCTGATCAAGCAGGAAATCGAGATGATCGCGTACTAAAATGAACGCAAAACCAGCGCTGGTGGTTCCAGCCACGTGCATTCCGCAAATTTTACGCGACACACGGGGGTCCGCAAGGACCACGACTGATCCACAATCTCCCTCGATTGTGCATCCTCCTTCGTACTCGATGTATCCTTTCACTTGAAAACATTCATCCTCTTCTTCGGGAACAGCGGAGTCCGATCCGACAATAAGAATCTCATCTGAGGTCTTGGCTTTAATGGTCAAGATCTCAAAATTTCGACTTCTCTTCAATGGGATGCGGACAGTGGTGTTCCTGAAGGCCAAATCATCTGATGTGCACACATGCTTGAGCATATTCTTGTGGTCACGAACTTGAGACGGGAACTCAATCATGGCCAAGTCGATTTCGGGGTGTCTATGGGTCTTCAAATCTGCCCATTCGAATCCAATGCGATTTGGAATGCATGGAAGTTGAACGTAGCATTTGTCTGACACAGAGAGTGCGTCTAAAACGTGCAGGTTCAGAAAGCAACACCGCCCGACGAAGAATGTTCCGATTCCTGCTTGGCGAATTGAATCACCGCGAGCAAAGAAAATCGCGACTTGATCTTGGAGTTTTGAGACAATTGACGAGCTAGCGGGATCTGCATCTCCATTGCGCACCGCTCGGGCTCCTTTCACTGGGCCCCTCATTCCGGGTGTTCTACCCATGTGGTCCCAGGATTCTACGCGTGCTCCCTTGACGGGTCCGCGCATTCCCGGTGTCTTCCCCATGTGATCCCAACTCTCTTTGATAGTTCTAGAGAGCGAATCGCAAGCGGGGTCATCGTGTTCGTAAAGATCACAATAGGTCTCTGGTGCAGGTGCACTTGGTCCGACGGCCTCCCATAGATCAGAATATTGATCGGGAGTCAGGCGGCTCTCTTCCGTGGGCGATAAGTACTTCATAGTGAGATACAATCCCGCAATAACAGCAGAAATGATAGCTGCACCAGAAAGTTTTGCTTTCCACGTCGATTCGACGATCGTGACAAGAGGAGAACCTCTATACATCTTCTTCAGACGTCCAAGGACGGTTGTTTCCCAAACAGCGACCAAGCTTTTGTGAGCTGCGAACTCGGTGAGTTTCTCTTCGAGCTGGGGATAAACAGGTGTGTTCTTGAGCGCGAGTAAATACTCTGCGATATTAATATCATCAGCAGGACAAAACTCGGTGTCGTTGATTGTCTTCAAGTCCTCTTCATCTTTTGAGAAACGCAACATCGTATCAAGCGCAGACATCTCATCGGTCTCATCATGAAAGAATTTTTGTAATCCGTGTCTCTTGATGTTTCTATACGAGACAGGAAATCCAAGGACGATCGGAGCGATGTTGTTAATCGCATCACCGTGTGAGCTGACTTCGAATGGATTTGGTGTAGTATAAACCCAGTCAAAATATCCTTGCTTAGTGGGTCGTGCCCTCAATGGAACTGACGCCTGAGTAACGTCCGACGGAAGCCCGACGATGCGGTCAATTCCGGGAATAGAAGCGAGATCTTCTTTGATCAGTCCAGAGCTTTTTCGAATGTCGACGTCTTTGAGCATTGAATCAGCAGACTTGTTCTTCAACTCTCGTTTTTCGCGTAAAATTGTGACAAGTTGTTCGAATGTGACGACTGGTCCGGGCTTTTTGTCGATCTGGATAGTAAAATCGTAGCACGAGGTATCGAATTTGTCTGTTGAGAAGACTGGTTCGCGCGGTCGCGTCATATTGACGACGACATCCATGCGGCGTTGAAGTGCTGCTGGGTGGGTAATCGACTTTGGACTCAAGGTCTCAACGTTGGACGTGAGAACCATGAATTTTGACGTGAAGTACGAGTTTGCTTTTTCGCTCAAGTCTGCCATTGGGACTAGGAATGGTGCATTGTTCGCTGATTGAATGACTTCAAAAACTTCAAGGTTTGGTGCACTTTCTGAATCGCGTTTTTGCATAAAATCATCGAAGACGACTGCCATTTGACCAGAGTAACCAGCCCAGAATTCCGAGGCAGCATTTCGTGTGTAGATGTGGTTGGAAAGCTCAGGAAACGTGGCAAAATCCAATTCGTCTTTAAGGACTTCGAGGATCAAGCACGGTGTTACACGTGATTTTCCAATGCCGCTGGGGCCAAAGATGTGGACGACGACAGGTTCAATTCGAGAACCGGATACTTTATACGCACTTGCCATAGCCTTAGTGTGCCAATCCATGATTCGCTGTTGGTAAATACGAATGACGGGATTGAGAAGGGGACGCAATTTCATGCGATCTGCTTGAGCGAAGAGCTTCAACAAATCTTTGTGCATGGAATAGATCTCGTCGCACACGGGTCGCGATGAAGTGATATGCTTGTATCTCTC